GTATACCTAATTTTACGTTTGCTTCGTTAACTACGAGATGATGATAAATTCGACCGTCCACATACCAACGACGGAAGATGTCATGCCCTAGTTCATTAAACTTAAGCATTACACATATGTTTTTAAATTCTTCTTGAATAGTTTTCTTAATTTTATCAGATATTTCAACGTTATCCATATTAACAGTAACTGTTGAACCATCATTTGCAATGGATACTGATTCGTTTACAATATCTTCAATTGCTGCATCAACTTCTGGATGCATAGCAACACCGCGGTATTGCTTAATCTTTAATATATTATCTTTAAATTCGTCACCGTCAATATTAACATATTGACCGAAATGAGATCCGGACGCAGTTACGTATCCAGCACCATCTTCATCGATAGGTGGTACAATTGAATCTAACTGATTCTTTTTAGAAGGCTTGTCTTGCTTTCTACGTATTTCAAATCCAAATAATGTAAATCCGTTATTCTCTGCCATGTTCTCTTCCACAAAAAATAGTTTAGCAAAGGGCCTTTCGGCCCTTTACATATTATTTATATTAGCTTACGAAGTGGTATTAGATTCCCAGTATTGGATCTGGAACTCCACCGCAAACTCTTCAATCGCTCCTGTGTTATCGTAATTAAGATCGATTGGATCTATATTAGTTGGAAATGCACCTCTAAAGGTATATTTCTTGATAACTGATTCGTCACGATCAAGTTGTTCTACAACTAAATCAGCTTGATAGTCAATTGGATTTACGAGACCAGCATTAGTCGTATGACCATTAATGCCGTTCATCCAACGTTCCATCGCGTCACGTACAATAAAGTCCGTATCGTTGATGATTGTTACAGTCCAAGGCTGAAATTCGCGTTCGCCAGCAATTTGTAATGTACGACCACGGAACATGATCGGTACAGGTGTAATCACTGAACCTGGAAGTTGCGCACCTTTACACATAAAGGACGTAATTTCTAGGTCTCCGCCCGCATAGCCTGGAAAGTTAAGTGTAACTTTGAACAGATTACTTCGAGCGCCGCCACCACGCAGCTTGGCTTTAAAATCGTCTACTCCTAGAATAGCCATGTTTTATCTCCTTAGCGCTACTATATGCCAACTACTTCTTCAAACTCAGCACCGGATCTAGTCGCCACGAAATTAAGCGTGATGAAGTTGATTGAGCGTGCTGGCTTGATGAAGATCGTCGCCACAAATTCATTTCTGTCTACTACTGACGGCGTATTGTTTGTTTCGTCGCAAACAACTTTAAAGTCTGTGATACCTCGTCGACCTTTTACTTCACGAAGTAGAGGTTCTACGTTGTTCACAAATTCCGCTCGTGTAAACTCATCGTTGAGTTCAAAGAGAGATTGCTTAGCAAAATCTCCAATTGCTTTTTCGAGAGTAGTAAAGAGCCTACGCACATTAATTCGGCTAAATGCCGATGGTTTAGTTACGTGAGTCTTATCACCAAATAATAATACTCCTTGACCAGGAATATTTGCAACTGGATTTATACCAGCTTTATATAGTGCATCTCGTTGAGCTTTAGTCGGTGAGTATGCCACCGAAGTAATACCCAAATAATTACCACGCCTTGAACCAGCAGGTGATACCCATGGAGCAGCGTTATTATCCGTTGCGGCCATGATACCAGCTGTTGAAGAAGCGGCAGGAATTTGAATATACTTATCGTTATATTTATCATAAACTTTTAAGAAGTTGTTATCAACTACTAGATAGTTAGACATTGTATACTGATTTGCCTCAGTAATTACATTCGTATTCATTGTTGCGGCTGAGTTAACACCTACAACAGCTGAACGAGGAGGCGAAGCGGCTACAATGCAATCTTTTCTAGCTTCCGCAGTTGCAACTACGTCATTAACTACTGTTCTAGTTAGTTCTCCTGTAGACATACTAGGTGTAAACAGGATATCAACGTCAACTGTATCAGCATCTTCTAGTTCATCGAATGCTGTTTGGTAATCACCGGCAGACATTGCCGCGGCATTTACACCATCAGCTAATGATACTGATGTACGAGTTGTATTTGAAAAGTTAGTAGAAGCGGCAGTACCACCAGCAGCTGAATCAAATTTTGAACCAGTTACACCAAAACCGGCCATCCATACATATTCTGAACCGTTGTTAACTACTTCTTTGATATAGCTAGATGACCCATCGACTGCTTTAGCATCAGATGCCAAAGATACGAATGGGAAAACTTCTAGTACTGTTCCTATGTCTGCAAACAAACCATCTTCATCAATGACCGCTACGTGAGCTTCGTCAAATTGACCGCTTCGGGCAGAAGCGTATGTTGATGTTCCTGGTGCAGCGTCAAAGTTTCCTTTATGTGTCCAACCATTGAAGGCTGAGTCTCCAGATGAAGCTGGACATACTTCTACTTTAAGAGAATTACCCATTGCACCTGGCCATTTTGCAATGAACGTGTGCTTGTCTGAATCTCTTGCTGAAATTTGTGTGTCCCAATCAGCAGCTGTGTTAATTGCTGGATCTGTACCTGTTTGGTCAGCATCGTGAGCATTTTTAGCTGTTGCATTGGTAGCTCGAACGACTTTCAGATTATCTGCATATCTCAAATAATATGCGACAGAATGGAAGTCAATCGAATGGGCGTCATCGGGATTACCAAATGTATTAGCCAGTTCAGTTTCTGTTGAAATTGTAACTGGTGTTCCCACTGGTCCCCAACGAAAGTTGCCTACCGATCCTCCTATTGTAGTTGCGGCCGTTTGAATACTGGCTGAAGCATCTACTTCTTTGATTATTACGGCAGGACTTGATGAAGGTACTCCAAGTGCCATGTGTTTTTTCCTTTACTAATGATAAGATGTTCATAATACGGCGGGTTTTCAATATGTCATTATTTATAACTTTCTAATAATCCACAATTGGTTGTTCTATTTGCCATGCAGCCTTCTCTTCATCTATAAATTGTGGCACTTGTGGCAACCCGTCGTCTACGAAACCAAATGGTAAAACATCAGCTTCTATTTCTTTCATTCTTTGTTCAAATAACATTTCTTTTAAATTAATATCAGTCATTTCACTAAAGTAGTTAGTACCTGCAAAATAACCAAATAATACAAAATTCATGACAAGATCGTCATGATTGCCTGAAGAGGCCTCATACGATTGGCCTTTCGCTTCAAATGTAGATATTTCTAATATAGTTTGTTCATCATTTATTTCTAGTTTATTATTCTCTAATAGATCTTTGAATGATGAACATCCTATTCTTTTTACTTTTCTTGTCATTTCTATGCCAAGACCGTTAGCCTTTACCGCTGATTCAGTATGTAAGTTCTCATATTCCATTTCATAATATAATCCATTACATACAACTTGTCCAGCATCATTTGATTCTACAACAACATAAGCATTGTTGTAGGCTTTTGCAAATTTATAAATAAAATCTGGGAAGAGTATCGGAGAGATAAGGTTATTGCGATAAACAGCAACCTGTTTAAAAGGCCTCGTGCTAATATCGATCACATTAAAAGTACTATAATCCTGACCTCTTCCCTTCGCAACATCAACTAAAATAACATATTCATGTTTTTTCTGTGCTTCTTCATAAATTAGTGCATCACCTTTAACTTGAATTGGCGGTTTAGCCCTTAATCCCATTAAGGTCTCAGCATTAATTAATGTATCACCTGTTCCGAAAAATGTATTCCCAAACTCTTGATCAAATTGTAATTGAGATGTATTAGCTATTGTCTCTTGTTTCCATTTATCATCTCGACCAGGAACATCCCACCAGTCAACACGAAATGGATTAAAGTTATTAGTCTTTTGCATTGCGCCTTCCCATATTTTATGGAAGACATTACCAATACCATTTGCTGTAGAAGTAATAATAACTTTTGTATCTTTACCAGATGAAATAACGGGATAGGTTGATGTAAAGAATTGAGCATCATGTTCCACAAATGCAAACTCGTCTAAGAACAATAAGTTAATAGACAAACCACGAATAGAGTTACCACTCGTGGCCGCAGCAATAATCTTACTATTATTTGAAAATTCTAAAGAACCTTTGTTTAATGCCTTAGTTCCTGGTTGTAAAAAGAACGGTAGGTTCTCGAGCATTAACGTGATGCGTGCCAACATCTCACGGGCAGTCGCACCTTTGTTAGCTAGTATCGCAACAGTTTTCTCTGAATGAAATAATGCAAACCATAGAATATATGCAACAGATGATATAGATTTACCAGACTGACGACACGCAAGAACAATATTAAATCTATGATTAGTAAAATGATTGAACATTTTTTCTTGATAAGGATATAGATCAAAGTCTACAAGACCTTGGTCTAACGAAATAACTTTACAATACTTTCGTGCAAAGTGTATGGGATCTTTCATACACGTTTGGTATTCTATTATTTCTTGCTGGGACCATGAAGTGACAATACCGTCACGTTTTACATTTGGATTCCCTAAGTATCCATCATTC